CACTAGTCATCATACGACAACTAGGTTCTTTACAGAACACGATCATTCCGCCGTTGATCTTTATGGGAGCGTTGAACATGGCAGACTTAGTAAGCGCGGTGACCCTGAACCCCTGCAAAGAAGCAGGACAGCCCAAGTCACCAATACACCTAATAGTCTTTCCAGGTTTCGCCACCTCAAAGATCTTACACTTATAAAGAGCACATTTACCGGGTGTGTTCCACACCTCCTTGAACAACAAGTTGTTCTCCATCACGTCTTCCATAGACGATATCCTCAAAGCCTTCTTTGGGTGAGGATCTGCATGGTGTAAAATGGCCTCTTCAATAGCGCCCAAGTAGTCGTCAAAAAATAATTCGTATCTATCATGTAAAAGTGTTATGAACAATTGATTATTAGCTATGTATTTATGTTGTAAGGACTGTAAGTACTTCTCTGCTCCCACGACCAATGGTAATCGAGATTTGGTTAGCCTAGTCACCCCATCGGCCAAGTTATTTGCGCTGCGCCCGTACACTTTCCCATTATGGGAAGCGCAAGGCCCTGCACGGGTGAAGTAGCTGCCATCGGGCTTGCTACTGAAGACTTCATAGGCCGTGGGAACGGGAAACCTAATCAGTCCTGTGTTAGAATCGAAGAAATCGGCACCTTTAATCACCTCAAAACCCTCGGAGTAACGAAAACTCCTCGGATCTATCGGTGTGCTGCGTTTCACCCCAACTCTAAAGGGGTCGCGGATGGTGGTGCCACCCCTAAACGACCCCTCCCCCGAAAATACTGCCTGAATTCTGCTTGAGGCTGTGACCCCTTGCTGAAAGGCAACTGTCGTGCTCTACCAAACACTCCAGTGCTTCCTGGAACTCCGATGACACCATATCCCTTATCGCTGCTGACGATGCTTCTAGCTCGCGCTCGCAGCCCAATTATGACCAACTGGTTGTGGATGTGGCCGAGGGTATTTTGATACACCTCGGGGTACATACACATGATATGATAGAAAGGGTGCTGAGACATGTACTCCAACACGTACCTCTGTGCAACACTCCGAACCGTCAACGCGTCTTTATCCAGACATTCTAGAGTTCCAATTGTGGGACTCGATAGAAAGTCTTTCGCCACTCGGGCATACACCAGTACTTTAGATGCATGTGAGTAGGCGGTGGAAAAGGCATGGTAAAGATCCTCCTGAGCGTAGGTGGTGAAGTGTTTCTCCCAGAACCACTTCATACCCTCAGATGTCTTCACCGTCTCCCGCTTCAATTCAGTCAAGGCCACATCCCCGCCATTAGCGGGAAGAATGTCCTCAACTGCCCCCAAAGGGGTGTGTTTTGTAATGAAGCGTTTCACTCGGAGTCCAAAGGGTAGTTTGTTTTTCCCCTTCGTCATCTCCGTGAAAACGTAGACTGATGCCGTGCGCATTGTACTCTCGTCAACCAGACCATAGGTAGCCTTATCCCACTTGACGTCGCTCGCGATTCGGAGTCGAGCGGCGCGTCGTTGAGATGGATCGACCCCTGGAAAAAAGAGGCCGTTATACTCTATGTCTTGGATGAGTGCCGGGGGGTCGTCTCCCCCCATTTCACTCCCTATGGATGATAGGGAGCCCCGGCCGCTGCCGGGGTCGCCCATCTCGCCAACGTCAGATCCAGAGTCGATGACCTCTGTTTCTGCGTCGGATGATGGCTCCTCCTTCCTCTTTCCTTCTCGTCCCAATTCCTCCCAAGGATCCTCATCATCACCCCCATCTTCTCCTACCTCCGCGCCTCCCTCATCCTCGTCCAATTGAATGGCGGGAGGAATAGGTTGGCTAGGTTTCTCCCTGGCGTGGCCGTGCAATCGGGGACAAAAGTCCTCGATGTCGACCCCAGCTTCCTCTCTGCAACCCTCCCAACATATTTTTGTTGAGAAGGGGCAGCGGGGTGCTGGTTCATCGGGATCAACCTCCTCCGCGATTGCGAGGAGGGGTGGTAGTGTATAGGTCCCTCTAATAGCAGGTGCAGGTGCACGTGCTATGGTGATGTTGTTGCTGGAGAGTTGAGCATTTCTCCATTCTCGTTCCTTTCTTTCTGTCCATTCTCTTCGCT